TTCCCTATAAGTTATATAGCGGTCTTCAATCGGGTGCGTCAGCATCATTGGATAGTGACCGACAAATGCACCGATGTAGTCTCGTGGAACAATGGTTCCTCGACGCATGATATTTCCGCCTGCAGCTAATTTAGCTTTGCGTCCTTTACATCTGTCGACTTCTTTCGTATATCCATTATTACCCATCCATTTAGCTACTTCATCGTAATCAATTCCCATTCTTTCTATATATGATAAAACATCTTGGCCACGAGCTTTTGCTGGTTCAACAGTTTTGCAGAATTCGCGGTGTGTAATTCCACCGTGAATATGCTCGAGGATAAACCGATAGTATGGATCGTCTTTCGATGGAGTTTTCGTATTGATAGGTTCCATCTGAAAGTTTGATGTTACGCCTAAAATCGTGTCTTCAATTGTCGGGCGTTCACGTTTATAGAAGTTCAACACCGGAATTTTGTTACCTCTCCAAAAGAAGTAAAAAGCTCGTTCGCGAACTTGGGCTACACCATGAAGCAGCGACCTCGTACGGTATACTGACATACTATAACCATTATCTAAACCAATCTGATGAAGTTGGTTGCGAACGTTTTCACCGATTTTACCAGCAAATCCAGGAGCATTCTCGCCCCAAAACACTTCAGGTTTAAGCTCGCCGAGAACGTAGTTTGCAGTCTCAGTCATCCATCTATTATTGGGATTGTGATCTCCAAAGCCATGCGACAATTGGGATAAACCTGCACAGGGACACACGGTACTGATGACATCGACTTTAGTCTTTGGAAAGTCTCCACGATCAATCAGGTGATATGGCACTTCATTATTATAGTAATTAACGATGTGTCTATCATTAGCCTGAAAAGGTTCGTAAGAAGCTAACCACTCAGGGCGAGACCCAAACGCTTTCTCAGAAGCAAGAGTTTCACCCCCGATAAGTGGTACGATTGTAGCGTGTTTCACTTAACTTTTCCGATCATATTGAATATGCTGTCAAAGACTGCATCTGCATCTTGGTGTGATTTATAGAACTCGTATGCTTTCTCGCGATACTCGTTACGCATCCCGTCGTCTTTATTTAGCGCGGATATCAAGTCTGCAGATTGCTGCATGTTCTCACTAGATAGCCAGATAGTACCACTATCTGCGCATTCTGTCAAGGGTATACCTAGTACTCGATGGGTACATGCATCACCATAACCTTGGTGAAATACTGGAATTGTACCAGTAGCTACAACCTCACAGTGCGTATACTCAATTGATTTTTCGATGAACCTTGGATCTAGAAGAGAGAGTTGATACCCGTATCCAGATTTAGACATGCGTTCAAGGATTTCATGGTTTTTAAAGAATGAGAAAACTACTGGTTTGTTTCCGTACCAATCTGTAAAGTCAGTCTTGTCTGGACTAACATTGTTTAAGTAATGGAATGAATACTTTTGCTTGAGTTCAACATAAGCTAGTGATTTCTCAATACCCTCAAGAATCGTGAGTGCATTCATCTGGCGTAAGTGCTTCTCATGGAAGTCCATCATCAATCGTGGGCCCTTCCATAGAGCCATTCGACCAATCCACCTATGACACATTTTATCGATTTGTTCGATGGGTTTCCAGTACTTCTCGCGAACTTCATCGAAGTACATTCCAGGCTGGAAGTTTAAGATTTGCTTCTTTGGAGCATCTCCACCAAAGAATCCCATGATGCCGCCAGCTTCAGACATACTCTCTACTACACCAGCAAAATCACCAGTTGGAGAATGAGCAAACAAAACTTTAGATTTATCGATAGATTCTTTCAAACAATCGTTACGTATGATGGAGATCTTATTGTGATCGTGTTGAAATAACACCGATGGTGCGGATATCTTATTGAGAATTTTACGGAAGTTTTCAGCAACCTTAAGATCGTAATTCTGATTCTTCTTATGTGCGAAAGGTGGAAGCGAGTTAATGATCACTAGATCACATGAGTTGCAAGCGTCTGCTACACTATCGATATTAACATCTTCTGCAAATTTTACGTACATGAGATTTGGCATGACGTGTGAGTTAACACGAGACCATGTTTTATCTTTAGAAGCAATCACTGTACATTCATGGCCGTTCTTCTTTAGATACTTTGTCATCTCAATAGTAAATTTTGAGACGCCGCATCCTTCAATGCCGCGCCCCATAAGGATAGCCACTTTCATTTTATAATATACCTCTTTGGTGTCTGATTACGCTCGTTAATTATATATGAAAGAAAAATAGTCAGTTTCATCGTAATTCGATATTTTCATAATACATATACTCAACACCAGCTTCTTTCAGCATATTTTTGGTAGTTTCAAAAGAGTCTTTCCATTTGTTATCTACATAAGAAGGATAACACATGAATACGCGTTTAACACCGACCTGAATAACACCTTTAGCGCATTCAGAACAAAGAGGTAGTCCCCAGATATACAGGTCAGAACCAGCTAGACTTACGCCATTCAGTGTTGCATTGTATATACAATTCTGTTCAGCATGAACAATATACTTATACTTTTGCTCTCGATCATTAAGCCTAACGTCACTGTCATCAATTCCACGAGGAAAGCCATTATACCCTTGCGAAAGGATTTGGCCTCTAGCTCCTACTGCAACAGCACCCACTCGGGTGCTCGGATCTTTAGACCAAGTCGATACCTGCTTGGCTAGGTTAAAATAGTTTTGTGTCCAGTTATTTGACAAGATCAAAGTGCCTTTCATATACGTGAAGTGATGCAACGTTCCAATAAATGTGTCCCGGCTCATAACCCAGGCTTTCACACATCAAGCCCAAAACATATTTCTGCCAAGCGTAATCGTTCTTATACCCAAACACAACATCGTTTGATCGCATGTATACTAGAGCGTGAAGACGATTCTCGCGGATCATATATTGTACGGTGTTTGTGCACATGAAATCGCTGCGCCCAAAAGCATTATAATCATTCCACATATTTGGTCGTGTATAGATCATCGTAGCCCGTCGAGACTCAGGGTTCTTCTTGAGTTCTTTTACTACGTTATTATATTGTGAGGAATTTTCCTTCGACCAAATACACCAACCATAGTTTGAGTTGATATATCCACTTGGGTCTGCCACCTGTCGCCAGATAGCGGGAGGACCACCTGGAATATCGTTAACATTAAGAGACATCGACTCATACCATTCCAACTCTCGTTGAATGTAGTTTTTATCAATGGTGCCAAATATAGTCGGTTCATCTGCAATGAAACTGGCATTCATGATCTCAAGCATCTTAACGCCTGATTTATCATTAACAAACACGCCATCTTTTAAGTGCTGCTTAAAGAACAAACGAATTTGATTAAGTGTCATCATTTATTGCGATCCACATCGTAGAAGAAAATGGACTTAGCATCTGGGTTAGCATCCTGGTTAGGCTCGTACTTATTATTAAAGATGTCGCGCGCGGGATCTTGACCTTCGATTTTACCACGGAGCCAAGATACAGCGAAAGAAGCGTAGTTAATGAGATCTTTATAGGTATCTTCAAGAGACTCAAAGTTTGCTTGATCAGCTCGGCCAGACTCAAGAAGAGACTGAGCACGATACATTTTACCCTGCATGGTATCGTGGATCGTATCTACCCCACGACGATAGTGCATGGCTTGAACTACGTTTGAGTTTGGATTTTGATAGTCTTGGGACTTCTTGAGTTGTAGGTCGATGCATTCTTGAAGTACTTTTACTGATTCTTTCACGCTACTCTCCTGAGTTTGATCGAGTTCTCGTACAATACACGAGACCTGTCTTCTGATATATTACAAATTTTCAAACAGTTTGTCAATGGATAATTTCGGCACTTTACTCCATTATTCGTAGATACCATCGTATAAGAGTTCACATGATTTACTGACAAATAGAGTTCAGCCAAATCATTCTCAGTCTCAGGTACGCGTATGAAAAATAGAAGGGGAACTGAATCAACATTCTTCCACATAATCTTTGTATAGTTGTCGCTCATCCAAAATCCGCGTGTCGATTTATTTAGCCGAAACGTTTTGACGGCGTACTTCATTTCATTGATGTAACCATCTTTCTCGGAGTCGTACTTATAGATACTTCGAGTAGAATCGAAAAATTCTTGAACGACAACTTCACCGATATCACCAATGATTTCGGCGTTAGTATTAGACATTGTCATAATGCTTCTTCCATGCTGAACCAACTGTGCCGAGACCAATACCCGATAGGTAAACCTGATACATAATCCGAGATACTTCCACAGGTGTTCTTGCTTTATGTAAGTCGTGTTTGATGCGATTAACTGAAGTTGCTTGATTAATAGACTTCTTGGGCATCTTTTCAACAAGACTATTAGCAGTTTCGCGAGATTGATGGATAGGCATTTTATCCAGACTTTGAAGGATCTTGACGTCAAACAATTCTTTTTTCACGTGTTGTCACTTTCTTTTTGCTGTGAATAGACGAAGTCAATGTGTTCTTCAATCTTATCCCACGCTTCTTGAATCGCGGGAGTGCCTTCTGATCGAATAGCTTTACGTAAGGCGTTGATCTGATTAAACATCTTTACTACTTTACGATTTCCGTATCTTTCAGTCATAGCACACCAGCAACTTTAAGACCAATCATTACAATATCGTGACCAGCGCGAAAAGCACCATAGATAGCAAAAATAATGACTACTATAGCAGTAAACGTAATAATAGGTTGAACCTTTACTGCAAACATTTCGTCATTGTCATGATCACTCATTCTCTTTCCCCTTTTCCAACGCAGCCCTTGCAGCCTCCAACTTATCATAAGCAGCAGCACGAGCAGCATAAACAGCCATAGCAGCAGCACGAGTAGCCTTAGCAGCCATAGCAGCATCAGCAGTAGCCTTAGCAGCCTCAGCCTCAGCTACATCAGCTTCAAGTTCTTCTAGGGTTTTGGTCATTCCTTCCCCACCAGTTCAGCCAGCACGGCAGCGGAATCATCCAACAACTGCGCCCACCCAGTATGATCCTCTGCATCAGGTGCAGCGTTAAGTATGCGCTTGATAATATCCATAGCCTTGGCGAGTTTTTCCTCTAGCCCATCTTTTACTTGCCCATAGAGTTCGTTTATCTCATACAACTCTAACTCCAAATCTTCGATATAAGTAATGGCTTCTGATGGTGTCTTACTACCAGTACCATAGCCTAAGTCAAACAGTCTCTGCTTTAGTGAGTCAGTCATCTCGTCCACTTGGTCAAACGTTGGCATATCGTAAACGTCACTCATTTTTTGCCCTAAGGAAATCATTTTATTTTCTCCTATCAAAAGTTGAAATCATAAAATTTGCGGGGTTCACGGGCAATACGGTGTTTGCCATAGTATGACCAGAAGTAACCGTCAGCGCGCTTACGAGCTTTGATTACAGGATTAGCTTCATTTGATTGGATGATCCACTTCTGGTCTTCTTGGTTAGCGCAGTTAGCAGTGAAACCACCTGCAACAAAATCCGGAACCCAAGTTGGGTCGCGCTCAGCGTCCATCTCACGAATGAGGATTTGCTTGCCGGACTTAGTCACAGACAAGATTTCAAAGGGTTTTACGTCGCTATAACCAATCTGGTTCGCGTAACTAGTGGGAAGAGCATTAGCCATGGTTGTTTCCTTTTCCATACCTTACTCTTAGATACTATAACATGGAGCGAGAAATGTCAACTAAAAAATGCATTTTTTTAAAATATTTTGCGTAGAAGTCCTGGATTATCAGAGTGATCTGGACCAACCCAACCTTCTGGTTTAATCAGGTCTGGTAGACCAATAGGATTAGGACGACTGGCTTTAATGCCAGTTTTCTTAGCCATATTAGGCTTTAGAACTGCATCCCAGGCTTTGTATGAGTCAACCGCAAATCCATCTAGGGTTCCAATAGCCACGACACATAGATCGATTAAAGCATCTACTACGTCTTCAGGATTTTCTGCGTCTTTAAGTTCATTAAGTTCTTCCATTAAAAAGTCAATGCGAAACTGCAGAAACTTCTTGAGAGTTTCGCCATCCATCTTTTCGATGATGGGTCGAACTCCATAGTGCTCGTGCATATCGTAGATGTCTTTTACCCAGTCTTTACTCATGCTATCCACTCCGGTATTTGGCGATTTGTCCATTTATGCATTCTCTGCTTCGCTACGCGATAGTAGTTGCGATAAGACGTAACAGAGTCGTGTTCTACTTTATACTCATCCGGCATAGCCGGTGTTACTGGCGTTAGGTATCCTACATGGATATTATGAGGAGTAGAGCGCAAAGAGTCCACTAGAGTGGCACACTTATGGACTTTACCATATCGGTAGGTGTATTCATCTAGCAAGGCAAGAAAATGAGCATAGAGCCAGTTGTAATTGTTATTCGAATTCCTGCACCACACAGCAGATGGGTGGTTAATATGTGTTGCCTGATAGAGAACGGCGTCGCGAAAGTCTGGAAGACGCCAGCGCTTAGCTTTACGGCCAGATAGAGACTGGCCGACAAACTCTTCGCCATCAATGACACGATGGGCTGTAGAAAGGAGTTGCGCGGTTTCTAGGATCATTTTGACAACATGTTTGTCAACCATCATCCGCGCGGCTTCGAATGGATCTTCACTGATATAGAAGATGTTCACTTGTTTTTTGTTCCTTGTTCTTTTTCTGCTTCTTCGATAGCACGGGTTAGAGCTTCATTAATCCAAGCTTCGATGTGAATTTGAAGATCACTGAATTCTTCTTGATCCATCTTCTCTTGATCCACTGCTATCATGTTATTATTACCATCTATCTTGAAAATGTCAATAGACATTTGCATAGTTCCGTCATCATTTTCAAAAAGAAAGTCTTCATGAATTGGGATGCTGATGAAGTAGTCTTTGATCCTGAATCCAGGACGCTTATGCTGATCTAGTTCCATTTAAGTACTCCTTCTGCTTTTTGAAAGCTTTCTCACGATGATATGCATTTGCTCGGCTATAGAAGATGGTGCCATCCAGGTGATCCATCTCATGCTGAATTACTCTAGCAGTAAGACCTGCTACGTTAATCGTATCGATTCCTCCTGATGGAGTCTGAAACCGCAACCTTACTGTGTTCCAACGCTTCACCTTTACATTGATTCCTGGAAACGATAAGCAACCCTCTTCCAATAAATTCTGTTCGTCACTGTGACTGACGATTTTTGGATTGAAGCAGGCGTAGTTCTGATTCTCTCCTCGCATTACAAATACACGTAAAGGATGGCGAATTTGATTTGCAGACAGTCCAATAGACTTATGATCATTCATAGTCTTCAACATCTCTTCAACCAATTCAAACTGGTTAACTTGCGGGTTAGTAAAATCAAACTTAGCCGTAGGAATAGTTAGTACTGGATCAGGAAATTTTACTATCTGTGTCATGCTGCGATCCTGCTAAAGTTTTTGTGCTTCTCAAACTTAATCACATTAGCGAACTTATCAACCATCTGGTCTACTTTGTGACTGATGATAAAAGTGTTCGTGTCTTGCGTCAAAGTTCCAATAATTTTGAGGAACTCATCAGTGCCATTAGAATCGAGAGACCCATCAAGCACTTCGTCCATAATCAATAGGTTCGTCGATGCACTATTACGTAACCGAGCAATAGCCCTCCAAGTGAATAGGATCGATAGATTAATCCTCATCTTTTCACCTTCTGAGAACGATGAGTAACTGAATTCATCGCGAAATCGTGACTTGATCTTTTCTTCAAAGTTCTCATCCATCTCAAAGTTAACGAAGAAGTCCATAGCAGACAGATACTTATTGATTAATTTATTTATGACTGGCACGTATTGCTTGATGATTTTAGCTTTGATACCGGTATCTTTGAGGATAATAGCCGATACACTGAGCGCGTCTTTATCTCGAAGAAGTTCTGCTTTTTCATCCGAGAGTCTACCAATCATTTTTTCAAGCTCTTTCATCTTATCATCATCGACTTCAAGCTTATTGCTACTATCTTGAATATCTTTAATTTGCTTTACTAGATTCTTACACTGATCCATAAGACCATTAATGGAAATATTCTTAGCAACGATATCGATGTTTAGCGAATTAATGTTAGACATCACATCGGAGATAGACTTAAGGCGTTCAAAGACTCGAGTTATTTCTTCTTGAAGTTGACTATTAGCTTCATTGGTTTCTTTAGCCTGATTTTGTTTATGGGCTATTGTATCACACTTAAACTCTTCATCGATGTCTTGCTTACACGTAGGACATGCATCATGAGAAGAAAAGAATTCTATTTCAGACTCAAGTTTAGAAACTTTATCTGACAATTGAACTTCAAGTTTCTGCAAACTATTCTGTCTTTTGGCGATGGATTCTTGATCTCCAATCTCAGTTCTAAGCAATTGAATTTCATCACCAAGTTGCTTGACTAAGTTTCTTTCATCGAAGATGCGAGTTGTGTTTTTATTTAATTCGGCTTTGAGAACTGTAACCCGTTCTTCATTATTACGTTGGATCGCAGAGATGTATTCATTCTGCATTCGTATCTTTTCAGATGTCAAACTGTGCTCATACTCAACGTTTACTAGAGTAGACGAGTTTAAACTTATCTTTTCTTTCAAGAGTGAGTTCATCACAGAGAAGATTTGAATGTCAAGAAGGTCTTCAATAACTTCTCGCCGTTGACCTCCAGGAAGTTCCATAAATGGAACGAAAGAAGCTGAGCCGAGAACTACTACCTGACAGAAACTTTTATGATTAAGCTTGAGGATTTGCTTCTCGAGCACAGTCTGATAATCACGGTCAGCCGCTTCTTGGTTGAGAAGCTTACCATTCTGATAAACTTCAAATAAGTTTGGCTTCATGCCACGCTTGATGTGATATTGATTCAAACCAATACTGAAGTCAATCTCGACCAAGACGTCTTTCTTATTGATCGAGTTTATGAGTTGTGGCTTATTGATTTTACGGAATGGTCTGTTATACAACACAAACAATAAAGCATCAAGAAGAGTAGACTTTCCTGCTCCGTTCTCACCTACAATGAGAGTGGAATCAGTTTTATTTAGTTGTATTTCAGTGAAAGAGTTTCCGGTAGATAAGAAGTTTTTCCAACGGATCGCTGTAAAATATATCATTCTATCTCGTGTGCTTCAATGTATAGTGATTGGATGATGTTCTCAACGCGCTTCTTGTCTGTATTTACGTTCATCGTATCGATGTATTTGCGGATGATTGTGATTGTATCTTCAGCTTCATTGACGATATCTGAATCGTCTTCTAGGTTTAAGTTGAAGTGATCTTCGACTATCTGAATGTCAGCTGGTCCAGCTTTCTCAATCTTGTCAATCACCAGATCAAACCAATAAGGATTAGTCTTGTTCTTGACGATTACTTTAACATACGTATTCTTGTATTGTTCAGCATCGAAGATTAGAACGTCATCCATATTTTTTTCAGTATCGTCGTAGTGAAACTTAAAGAATATAGTATACGGGTTTTCGATAAATGTCAACCCCCTAGTTTCAGTATCTAAGATATAAAAACCTTTGGTGTCTCCATAATCAGACCAAGTGTATTGGGCTGGGGTTCCGAGATAATTGATGTTCGAACTAGAAGAACGAGTGTGATAATGACCAGAACAGACAAGATCAAATTTATCAAAAAGCTTAGGATCGTCACCATGTTCATTTATTTGCCCCCTATACATTTCAAAACCATTTAGCTCCAAGTGTCCCATTAAGATTGGAGCAGTTGTTTCATCAATAGCTTTCATGCACTTATCGCGATTCTCATCGCAAATCCATGGAAGCATAAAAATCTTTGAGCCATCGGCAAAATCTATTTCGCCAGCGGTGTTATCATATATCTTAAAATTGTTATATTTACCATCAAGAAGTTCACGCAGACTATTGACTTGATTCGTATTCTTAAAATACGTGTCGTGGTTTCCAGCAATGATATGTACATCGATGTTTCGCTGGCGAAGTGGATCGAGAAAATCGTCGCGAAGGCGTCTTGCTGTTACGTAATTGATGTACTTACGACGATCAACGAGATCGCCAAGGTGGATCACAGTAGTGATATTATCTTTATCAATTACTGGAAAAAAAACTTCATCGAAGAACTTCTTCATCTGATTCAACATCACTGGAGAATCGTTTCTGATTCCCCAGTGCGTATCTGTAATTAATGCAATTTTCAATCAGTGACCTCACCAAAGTATTTGTCTAAACTTCCTGCATTCTTCTTTGCTTTATTTTTAGCTTTCTTTTCTGCCTGTTTAGCATCATAACTAGCTACTAAATTCTGCATATAGTCATTGTCTAAGTCTACGCTGACTGGGCGATCATCACCAATGATTGATTGTTCAGCAAGCATTCCTTCAAAGTAAAAGTTCTCGAGAGTCTTTTGCTTTATATAAAGATGCTTCTTCTCACTATTGATCCTTGCGAGAAAGGCAAAATAGATGATCTGTGTAAAATATGCGAATGGATTACTTGATTTATCGGGATCGAAGTTATTAAAATATGTAATGCACTTCTCAAGCCCATCAGCAACCATATCTTCGCGAAACGTGTAATTCACGAAGTTTGGCATAAGAGATAATCTGAATGCGATCTTATAGAGACATTCGCCAAGATATGGTGGAATTCGCGGTCTGTCTTTATTAAGACTCGCGTATTCAGCACATTTTGCTTTATAGAGCATGATCTCCGTAAAGAATTTCTTATTATCAACATAGTGAATAGGTATCTTTTTAGCAGTTCCAATTGGTGGGAGTGTTTTCATAGGTTTACCGTATATATTTTATATTCAAAATCTTCTGAGTTGTAGATCTCCATGCGCTCCGTAAGATGCTGGAGTGTATAATTAGTCCTATCGCCGTGACGAAGATCGTCTCCGATATCGTATACCGCAACAGAGTCTTTAGTGTCTGAGAGTCTCAAGCCGCGACCGATTGATTGTAGTGTTCGAACACGAGATTTTGTGGGAGAAGTGAATACCACATTATGAAGATTGCGTATGTTAACGCCGGTTGAAAATGTTCCATAGCTTGCCACGATAACTGCATTATTTTCTTTCTCAACAATTTTTCTTACATTTTCTCTATCCACTGCATCGATGCCGCCATGAATAAAGAATACTTTTCGATCTGGATCTTTGATCTTGATACTATCATATAACAGTTTACCATGTTTGTCAACAAATTGAAACAGTAAAAGTGTATTTCCAGTCAAAGAAAGTGTTAAGTTTCTCAAGAATTTGTTTCTAACTGGATTTGTTACTATCCAATTGATTTCGTCTTGATAGTCCATCTTTGAACAGAACTTTTTATCTTCTTTAGTGTGATTCAATACAATGACTTTGATGTTAAGCTTTGCAACCTTTCCCTCATCCATCAAAGACTTAGTAGTTGTGACTTGGTGAACTGGACCAAATAGACCTTCAAGAGTAATCTTATTCGTCAGTGACCCATCAAGAGTTCCAGTGAATCCAAACCTAAAAGCAGTTTTAGTCATCTTCTCCATGATCGTAGTGAGAGACTTAGCTTTAAACTGGTGAGCTTCGTCTCCTATCACTACGTCATATTCTTCAAACCAAGAAGCTGGAAGCTTATAGATCGACTGCCAGGTCGATATCGTGATAGGTTTATTGTTATTCTTTTCTTGTCCACTATAGATCTGGTGAACGTACTTATCTGAGTCATACCCATAGTCTTTAAAATCAGATGAAAGTTGAGCTACGAGTGATGTAGTCGGAACGATGATTAGGGTCTTCAGTCCATAGAATCTGGCGATTAGATAAATGATAAGAGACTTACCCGACGCAGTTGGTGAAACAAAGACTCTACGCTCGTCAGCTATAGCTTTACAGAACGCTTCGACTTGATAGTCTCGCGGCTTCATAGTCATGCCGATAGACTCTATGAACTTAAGATAATCTTCGGCTTTGAGTCGTGTTCCATGAACTGGTTTTAAACTATCTTCTACGCTAAATTCGTAATCGCGAGCTTTACAGAATTGTCTGATCTCTTCAACTAATCCAACATATGTTACCGCGGTTAATGAATTGAGTAGGCGAATCTTTCCATCCCAATACTTATTGCGGACAGACGGCATAAACTTTGCGCCTGGAACTTCAAACGTTAGTTGATCAGACAGTTCTTGAACAACAGAAGACTCAGCTTCTACTTTAAGATATGTCTCATTAATCTTACGAAGATGTACTTTATCCACCAACTTTAAATTTTTCAAAATCAATCGCGCTCTTAATTAAATAACCTCTGTTGCTTATCGATTTAATTATCGCTTCAAGAGTGTCTACTTTCTCTTGTTGAACAGAAATTCTTAGGTTAATCTTAATAACATCTTGGTCTGCGTCAAGATACAATGACAGATCAGACTTTAATACTGATAGACGAAATGGCTGCCACCCGTTCGCACGAAGATCTTCTTCAGGCAGGACGCCACGATAATAGTCGATCTTGAGAAGCTTCAGGGTGTTCTTATCTTCTTCAAGTTTACGCAGCATCAGCCTCTCATCGGAGAACATCCTTAAGTATTTACTGTGTAATTTTGGGATCTTTAGAGCTTCTTCACCAAGCTCAATACGATTAATGTTGCAGTCTTGCGACCACAACTCATGGATTTCATCCAACTTCATACTATACCCTCACAGGTGTCAGATAGACACAATCTTCATAATATTAAATTTGAATGCAACTCTCGCCGTAACATAGCTAAGACTTGTATCAGCAGTAGTAAAGTTTATTTCACTTAAGCTATACGGAAACATATTAGTGAATTGTATTTCAGTAGTAGGAGCCATAGAGCTATTCAGAATAGTTAGAGTTCCATCAGTCACCGACCCTTCGCCAGATCCGATAGCAGCGTTCTTCAGCGAAGCGTATTGATCAAAGTTCTCAGGAAATCCGAGTTTCATGATCCATAGGTATATCTCTAAGTAGTTTGCAAGATTTTCATCGACTTTAAAAGTAAGAGTAAAGTCACCAAAAGTTGGTTTATCGCCTGGAAACTCAATCCTTTTAAAAGGTGATGGTAAATTAACATAACCAATTTCGAAAGATGGAATGTTTGCGTCAGTCGCAAAGAAGTTTAAATTTGGAGAACGCTTTAGTTTAAATCTAAACCCAAGCGGCGATAGAAAGTTCACATCACCAGGTTGCGTAGAAAGCATCCCAGTGTTAGAAGAACTGATTGTAGTTGTTAAGTCTATGGCCATGATTTACCTCTTACTATTATATTTATAAGAGGGGAAAATGTTAACCCCTTCGCATCTTAGAAATATCTTCTGCATCCTGAGCACTGAAAACTGGTACCATATTTGACTTGTGCATCGTGGCGATACCAATGAGACGAGTGCCAGTATAGACTTTGGGTTCGGGCTTTGGTGTATCTGCACTGTTCATGCCCGCGCTGTTGTACTCGGTTTTATGAGCTTTTAGCATACTCGTATATTCGGCAAACCATTCTTTATTAATATTCTTCTTATCAATAGTCTTTCCACGAGTCATCTTGGTGATCCAAGCCTCATGATTTTCTACAGCTTCTTTAAGCCTAACGGATTTAGAAGGCTTTGTCTTTCTCTTGCTTTGTGTAGTGGTATAGTATACCGGCAACAGATGCATTGTCACTTCTTGATGTCTCCCATTCCAACACCTTCGCTGTACCCATAACTACCCTGAGCTTCAGCAACATATTCGTAGTCTGTATCGAATTTTTCAAGTGTCTCCATCAATTCATATAGACTCATAGAGTTAATGTGTTCTTTAAAAGCTTCGTGGTGTAGGTCAACTGGCGCTTGCCATTCATACCACCAATTACGATATCTTACATAGTTGTTCATTTTTTATACCACCTTACACCAAAAAAGAATTCCTGCATTTTTCTATTGAACCATTTTGGTTCTCTATCTTTAGGCGGTCTGTACGTCACCGAACCCATAGGTTTAGATGGATCGCCGCTGAGATAACAGACCCAATCTGAGAGCGGTTGTGGAGTACTTACCTCATATTCCATTTTCCCTCTCCCATTTCTCCGCTTTACCCAATAAAAATATAGAATCAATAATCTTCATTGTTATAGCACTAGGACTTTTATCTGTCGGGTCCATAAGAAAATCTAATGCTTCTCTAGTTTGTTTTCGAAATGTTTTACCTTGTTGTTCTAGCAAAAAGATGTAAAACGCCGCTGTTGCCGGGAGGAACTTATCCATAGGTTTCAGCAACTTATCAGCTCTAGGTTTAATCTCATTTAGTATAAACTTAGCGTATTTGCCACTAGTTTCTACGTCAACCATCGATCACTTCCTCAAATTGTCCGTCTTTGACTTTCATGGTCTTGACAGGAGCGTGAACGTCACCAACAAGTTTAGTATATGAACGACCACCATCAATAGCAGTTCGACCAACTTGACGATAGTCATGACGGTGCTGGGAGTATTCCCAACCATCAAGACCTTCGACCATACTGAAAGTAAGATCCTCAATCATGTCACAGTTTGTGATCATAACTTGATGGTCACCATTCCGATAGACGCCAAGGTAACGGTTGCCATACTCAGGATGAGGTGTTTCACGATAGAAGATGTCTGCTGCATAATCGGCGTGTTTGTTTGGTGCAGAAGTACAAACATATTCTAGAGGAACCTTATCCTTATTAGAGTAGTGTTCGCTGATGATCATAGTGTTAAAAACTGGACTGTGTTTGATGTTCATCGCTTTCTCAACTTCTCATAGATATCAAAACCAAGTGTTCCAGGAATAGACCAAGAATACTTAGATAATATATCATCTATTTCTTCATTTGTCAACTCTTGAAATAGCGGTTCCCACCTTTTTTCAGGACCAACAAACCATCCGCGACTTTCTAGTTCATCAATCAAGTCTTGATCATCGAAATCATCAAGTTCTACATCTACGTCTACGTTAACAGTTGTCATTTTATGGGGTCCTCCACCACATTATCAAAAAATTCAAGTAGGTCCGCCTTGATGTCGGCGATGGGCTCGCTGGTGTCCACAAACCGTCCGTTCGTATCCCACTTTTCGTTGGTTAATCCACCTTTTAGAACGATCATGATGCCACTAGTCTCATACCACATCTGACCGACTTTAGACATCCGGCGTTTACCAAGCCACTTTTCGAAGTGAGCAACAGTAATATTAGTCACGCAAACCCTCCCGTGGTGAATATTCAGCCAATAGATCATTGACCAAAGCAATAGCAATGTCAACAGTCTCTTGCGTTACGTATCCAAGTTTCTTTTGCATCATTCCAATCGTAATAGCATCTTCAATGTTATCGCGATTAGCTTTACCATTAACTAATGGGTGGTGAAATTCCGACTCAAGAATACCAAAGCACAGATCACAAGCGGTCATAGTTTCCAGCATTACAAAAGCTCCTCCATAAGATTTTTTGAAAGTTGACGAATGGATTTTTCGAACAGTTGCGCCATAGACAGCGGCAAGTCTTTGAGGAAGCAGATATAGTTACCACCATACATTAAATCAAACTGAGTCAAGTTCAGTGACTCAACGATCCAACGAACTGCTACATCTCGAGAAGAAGCCCCAAGATCAAGAGCGTTTGCAACTTCAATCTCGAAAGCATTGATTGCATCAATAGTTCTGTTAGCCTCAAGATCCATAGCATAATCGTGAGCTTCACACAGGTGATCCCAGATATGCTGTTTGTCAGCATCAGAAGAATCATTCCAGTTTGCCCAGAAATCTGCAGTGGGACGAAAGCCGTAGGTATCTTTGTGTAGATCCGAAACGATAGAGCCATCAAACGTGTACATTGTGTTTCTCCATTTACCTTATATATTCAATATATTCTTTTTTCAAAGAAATGTCAACTACTTTTTTCACTGTTGAGCAACTTTTTTCTCCGTATCACCTGGGCATTCACTAGACTATATCTTAACAGAGATCTTAGAAAATGTCAACTGAAAAGTGTAAACTCCAAGAAAAAAAATAGGTTGACAATTTTTATAGACCGTGTATAATAGTATTATGTTGATAAAAATGGATAATCAATTATATATTGTAGATTGTAAATTAAACAACAAAAAAGGGGATCCTTTCGGATCCCCTTAGTTTATTTTGTAGTTTCTTCTGCTTGTTATTAGAGCAGGTTGGTAACCAAAACACGACGATAGTAAACGTTCGTATCTTCTTCAAGAGCAGCAGTTGCCGAAGCAGCGGTTGCACCTTTTGCGAAGGGGTTAGGAACGATACCATAGCGAGTCTTAAAGCCAATTTTCGGCTGGAAGGTATCTTGACCAACCGCACGAACCATCTGTAGAGGAACGTAGGGGCAATAGAAGAGACCAGCGTCGAATACGTTGGCACCTTTATAACCAATGGTCATGTAGTTACCGGAAGTATAGGGGTCGATGTAAACACGATAGCGGCCATTCAACACACCAGCAAAGGTGTTACCAGTATCGTCAACCTGCAGATTGTTTGAATTCAAAGCAGGAGTGTAGTCAAGAACACCAGCCATCTGAAGAGCCGAAGCAACGTCAGAAGAGCAGATGATCACGTTACCTTTACCCCGACGAGTATCTTTAGCAATCTGGTTAGCTTCACGTTCAATCTGGAACATCAGACCTTTGAACTTTTCAACCGACCAACGGCCGTTTGAGTCGGTGTCGAGGTCGAAGATACCTTGAGTAGTTGTACCTGTGTTGGCACCACGAACAGCAGTGATGTTGATCGAACGAACAACTTCACGGTTGATTTCAGCAAGGATTTCAGATTGCAGAATCGAAGCCAATTCAGTTTCAGCGTCGAGGCCATGAACCGCCTTAAGGTCTTGGGCGAGTTCCATGGTGTATTCAGCTTTCAGAGCGCGCGATTTAGCAGTAACAGTCTGCTTATCGATCGAGAAAGCCATTTCAGCAAAAGCCACGTTCGATGTTGAACCAAGTGCTTCGAGCTGTTGAGTGTTTGCACCACCAGCAAAGTTATAGATGTTGCTGTTAGCCAGAACTGTCGTTTGAGAAGTTGAACCAGGTGAAGTACCAACCGACTTGTTACCGATAGTGTTAGCTTGCGAGATGCCAGGCGAAGCAAACTCGGTGTTAGCTTCGTTATACAGCGCTTCCGCAGTAGTACGAGCAGTCGAGTTAGCGTAGTTAGCACGCATTGCGAAGATCAAACCAGTAGGACCGGTCATTGGCTGAACGCCGCAGATATCGTATGCAATCAGGTTAGGCATTGCACGACGAACCAACGAGATCAAGATAGGATCGTAACCAGCAACCCCAGTACCACCGGCGCCAGCATAACCACCAGTACCACCGGCGTTTGCTGGTGAGACTTCGAACAGAGATTGTGGGTTAAAGTTTGCTTGTTCTCTGATCGCGATCTCGGTATTCTCGAGGATCTGAGCAGTAACTCTCCGGCGGTGTGCGTCCTTAATAGATGGAAGATCGCCATGCTCAAGCACGGGCTTCCACTTTTGGAGCAAGTCTTCTCTAATGCTAAAGGTTTCCATTTGTTTTCTCCTTTTGAGGTTTTACTAGATTATTTATTTAAAACTACTTCTTAATACTTCTGGAAAGCGACTGAACATAAACTTTCATATCAGGGTCAACGTATTCAGCTTTAGCAGGCTCATCTACTGACTCACTAATAAGTTGGTCGGCATTCACTTTCACGTCGCTCTTTGTAAAATAAGTTTCTTTGATGATGTTTGCTTTTTTATTGAATTCTTCAACAGAAGAATAATCTACAGCTTCAATCAACTTTGTAAACTTTTCTTTTTGAGTGTCTGTCAAGTTTTCAGCAAGTTTAGATGCAGACTCAGACACTTCTTTTTGAGAAACGATCTTAGTGAGTTCGATATTCTTTTCAGTCGTCTCATTGATATAATCTCTGAGCTCTTCAATTTCCGTCATGAGAGATTCAACAACACCAACTTCTTCGTCGGGGATATCAATATAATGTTCTGTAAAGAGGTTGTGAAGACCGTTGAAGAATGATTCAGCCATATCGATCTTGATGTTGCTTTGAACAGCAAGTTTGTTTTGATCCATCCATTCAGCAACTGCGTAGTTCAAGTATGCGTCAATGTTCTCTTCCATCTCTTCTTGGAGAGCTTCGAGAGCTTCTTCGGCTTCAGCTGCAACTTCTTCTTCGATACGAACTCTTTCAATATCGACACGAGTCATTACAGCTGCTTCAAACAAAGTAGAAACTTTGTCTTTGAATTCTTCCGAAAGGTCGAGAGAATTACCAAACACTAAAGCAAGATCTTCTTTGACTGCTGAAGGAAGACCTTTATTTGGTTCACCTGGTGCGCTCGCAGATTTGATAGATGCTTTGTTACTGGCTGAATTATCAGAAGTACCTAACGCGCTATCCATTTGAGCATTAACGTCATTGGGGGAAGTCATTTCTTCAGCCGCGCCAATACGAGAAACGAAGTCAGCCAATTCTTCAGGCCCAAGCTTAGTAGCATAAGAAACCATGTTTCTAATTAGATCTGAACGAGAGACGGTTGGATTGCCCGCAATCGTACTTGCATTTGAAGTTTCTTCTTCGACTATTTCCGAGTCGTCAAAGATCTCTTCACGGTTATTGTAGTTCTCAGACATTGTGATACTCCTATTTTTCTTAAGTATTTATAAAATTCAGAGATTTGAAACGAAATGCTTGAAGATTCGAAGTTTAGCTTCTTCTAGCTCTTTTTTGTTCACCTTCCTGGCGGACTCTTCAATCTTCTTCTTTGCTTGTTCAAGCTCCTGGGCTTTTAGTAAACCATTGTCCCAGACCCAATCGATACCTTCCATGATGCCATTAACGAAAGCATTTGGCGCAGATGGATCTGCAACAATATCAGCAGCCGTAGCCAAATAGAAGTCATCTTGAACTATTTGAATTCCGTTAACTTCTTTTAGCGATCCCATACCACGTGTTGAGACACCTAGTTGAACCCCAGACTCAATAAGATTTCTGGCAATCTCACCCATCGGTGTAGAAAGAATTTGTGCTTTACCAATAAAGTCGTTACCTTCAGGAATAAGAGAAACGATTTTATGAGAAACACGATCTAAGTTTATCGATGGACTTTCGGGGTGACCAAGTTCACCGAGAGCTCTACCTTTAAGAACATATTCTTCGTTATATCTTTTTACTTCTTTAGCAACAGACTCATTTCGATACATACGACCATTACGATTCTTCACTTCAGTCTGAATAAATGGACCATGGATGTAGAGGTTCTTTTTCCCTTCTACACCTTCTTCGGTGATGATCTTTATTGATTCGTTAAGTTCTGCCATGAGTTTCATTTTAGTTTCCTTAGTTCGTGTACGCGACTGCTACGGCTTTTACGTTTGTTCCAACGTCGGTGCCAAGCAATGTATCATACGCCGTGTATTTTTCAAGAACTATAGTTTGACCACCAATTAGTGTGATCGTATAATTTGTTCTAGTTAAGTTCTGACCAGATTCTGTAACACTCTTAGTTATGTTAACATTTGCACCACCGAGTGATGCAGATAACTGAATACCAGAAGTATTAGCAATTGGTCCAACGTAGTAAGTAGTATTGTTTGCAAGACCGGTAATTGCGGTGTTACCGGTCGATGTTGTGTAAAGAACCACGTCACCAACTTTAAAATAGTGATTCGTCAAAGTAATAAAATCATTAGTAGAATCAATATCTGTGTTAGAGTTGAAAGTAACCGCAGTTCTACACGTGATCGTGTTTGATACTGTTGCCGCAGCACCAGTATGTACTAAACGAATGAGACGCGAAGATGTGCTCACGGCTGTAGCCAGAGCATTAACTGACGTTTCAGTTCCGATTGGTTTGAATACTTCAGCCATTATAGTTCTTGCTCCCTAGCGAAGTCCAAAAGATTCTCGATGCCATCGTCGGTATCAAGCATTGCTTCAAACTTCTCTTTATTCTGTTCAGATAAACTGTCGTATAGTTTATTTAACAAAATTTCTTCAGCAATATCCGGATGAGTTTGGGTATCTCCACCGATTGGTTTATTGCCCTGAGTAGGAGGAAGTTTGATTTTTTGTTTAGAAGCAAGTGGATCAGATTGCATCTTATCAATGCTATCCTGTTGCATGTTCCTATTTCCAACAGCCCCAAATTGAGTCTGAGTAGCTGCAGCTTTAGCAACATTCTCTGGAGTCATCTCTTCGGCTTCCTGTACTTTCTTCTTTCTCAGAAGCTTAAAGTCTTGACTATCGATCTTGCCATTTTTATTAGCATCGATCTTATGTTGATTTCCTTTAAGTCCTTCAGAAGATACGTCAATCTGTTTACGGGCTGGAGTGAAGTATCTGACTTTTGGTTTACCATCTGAACCAGTAACCACGATAGCCTTTTTAGGGCGCATTCCTGATTCGCGTGTTTCTAAATCGGCTTCTTCTTTCATGCCGGCAAGAGAAACTTTTGAACGAGCCTTAACTGGCGCTGGTTTGCCATACTTAACTACATGCATAAAATCTTCATGCGATCGGCCAAGCGCGTTTTGCACATTTTCTTTAGCGCCTTTAGCAATTGGCGTATTTGCATGCACTTGAAGAGCTTTTACAACGTTGTTATGGTGTACTAAATGTTTTTTTCCATTTTCAAAAGTTAGCTTGTGCATACTATCAACTGGTACTTTACGCATCTGGTTGATTATATTCTTGCTAGCTGCGCGTTCCATTTCATCATCATCTTCATTGTCGTCACTTTTCTTCTCAACTACGTATTCTTCACCCATACGGTTCATAAAGTTTCCGTAGTTTGAAGCCATCTGACCCGATTGAGAATATTCTGATTCTTCTGGAGTCTTATGTTCACCGCTATAAGTCATATAGTCATAAACGCCATCAATTTGAACTTTGGCGTAGGAGATCTTTGACTGAACCCAGGCTTCAAGGTCATCTGAATCGCTAATCATCGAAATCAGTTTACTAGCTTTATCTCTAATAGCTGACAACTCTGTCTTAGCCATCAGACCTTCAAAGTCATCTTCTGCTGAGCTTTCTGCATCATAAGCTTCATTACGCTGCATTGCGTAATAGGCACCCATAGCTTGCTTCATACGTTCTTTTTTAGACTTACCAGCAAACTTAGGATTCTTACTGTGAACGAAGTCGGAAATAACGTCTCCCATAGAAGTCTTCTTGGTGATTACTTCGTCAAGTTCAACTGATTCGGTAGTTGGAATATTTGTTATACCGTGCTTTTTCCAATCTGGATGACCAGACTTTGTAAAATGTTTAACATTTGGAAATGCTTTCATAGTCTTCTTTTTTGTCTCTTCATAATCACTTTCCATTTCTTCTTTTTTCATAGAAGAACCGCGCTTAACTTTATTCACATATTCCGAACTATCTTTGCCGTAGCCATGTCTTTGCGCCATAGATCTAAGTTCAGTTTCGGGTTTATTACCATGCATTGCAGCAAAGTCTTTATCTGACATATTAGAGTATTTTTGCTTTGACTTTATAACTGAAGATGGCATACCAGCTTCATCGAGTTCAATTTCTTCGCTAAATTCATTTGCATCATTAGCTCTATCTGCATTTCTGCCAGATGCACCAATTATACCTCTGAGGCGATTCTTTATTTTGCGTTGAACACGCGGATTCGATGTTGCATTGTCATTAGTCGCTTTATTAGCAAGTTGACTCGCAGCTTTCTTGGTATATGCATGAAGTAAGTTTGGCGATAATTCGTCAATCTGTTCTACTTCTTCACCTAACGCTTTTGTTGCTTTTCTTGCGGCGTCAGCATATCTCATATCATTCATAGCCTTACCATGTAGGTCAGCAGCTGCGCGCATCGCTTTTCTTTGTGCAACGGTTAGTCCAGCAGCAGCGGCTCTGTTAATAAGATCTAGTCTTTCTGCTTTGTGGTCAGTCGGCTTGAGTTCTTCTTTAACCGGCATAGTATTTGCAAGTGACGCTTTGGTTTTTACGTAAGCAGGTTCAGTGCGCATGCGGCGATCGTGTTCAACTTTCATTTCTGATTTGCTATAACTGCCATGTGGAAGATTATTCATAATATGAAATTTAAGCTTTGCACTCGACATATGTCGAATAGAATAAAAGTTGGTGCTTTCTTCAACTTCTTCTTTTGCATGAACTTTTACATTATAATTGCCTCGTATTTTGTCGATTGCCATGTCAGCACCCGTTTCACGCTTGTTAGCACGACCCTGAAACGTGCGGCCCGTGTACCGGTCTTTCGCCCCAGCAATTTTTTTCAGATTGGCGCTAGCATCTTTTGTAGCCCTGCTAGCATAACGACCAAGAAGTTCTGGTGACAATTCGTCAAGTGGTTCGACTTCTTCTTTATTTAAAGTATTGAATGCATTTGATTTTACACGATTAATGTCTGCTTTACTAATCATACCTTTGCGTTTACCCATTGAATTAATGCTGGATTTTGCACGATTATTAATCGAACCATCTGAAGGTTCAGTATCTGCAGTTGATTTTAGTCTGCCTGTTGATCTAGGATTTTCATGGTGATAATCATAATCAGCCATTCCTAAATCTTTATCTGGATCAGTAATTTTTTTCGCTGCTGAAGATGATCTCCATTTAGCTTTTTCGTCAAGTTGATTAGCTTCTTCTTTGCGCATGGCATCAGCAGTCTTCTTTGCAATAGCAATTTTATTTGCAATGCGATCTTTCAAAAGATTTGAAGAAGTTTTAGGCTGGTGATATTTACCGTCATCGTCGCGATAGCCGCCCTTAATGACTTTTTCTTCTTTAACTTTTAATGTTTTGTCATAAGCCTTTGCAGACTCATCGCCTTCGTACGATGCTGTCTTAGGATCTTTTCTTTGTGGAACCCCTTTGAACAGGTGTTCCTGGTCGGTAACACCTGGAACTAAGTTTGCATAGTCGGGATTATGAAGAGCCTTAAAGTTCTTCTCACCCTGAGAAAGAGGCTCTTGAACTTCGGTGATATTTTTCTTTAGTTTGTCATAGAGCGTCATCTGATTATTCTTCCTGATTTACGTCTTCTGCGGTTTCTTCATCAGAGGAATCTTCACCTGTAGTAGCCCCAAACATGCTAGCTGAAACGTCAGCAGTAATCGCAGTGATAGCCTGTTGCGACCTTTCAATCATTGCTGCATCAACAGCAGCTTTGAGTGCGATAGCATCTTTAGTGAATGCCGAGTGAAAAATATCAGATACTTCAGTCATAATTTCCTCCAAAATCTACAAAGTATTTATAAAAAATTAGTACTGTTCGCCAGTACCTGGAATGTTTGGCTTATTAGCAATAGGTGGTGGTGGAGCAGGTTGTCCCGGATCTGTTGGTGGCATCAACGGAACTTTTTCTTGTTCCATTTCATCCATCATATCGGAAATTTCCTGTTCATTCATCTTTAAGACATTCTTGCGAATCCAAATGTCTGAGTAGTACCTACCGATATAAGGCATTAATTGGTTCAGAATATTGATCCTACCTTGAATGACTTCAGCATTTTTGAACTCTTCAAAGTGATTGTCTTTAGTATAATCAAAGGTGATCTGTTGCTGAAGAGACGACCAATCTTCTTCTGAACAAATTCCTTTAAGAACTAATTGCTTCTTGAGCGCTTCCAAGAATAACATCGAGAATCTGCGGCGAAGACGTCCAACAAACTTAGTGAACTTGACTTCGTCTCTCGAGATCTCAGAAGAGCGACCCAATACGTTTGCTGTCTCAGTATTCAATCTTGACACTGGAATATTAAGAGAGCGAAATAATTTCATCTGAAAGTATTCAACATCTTCCATCTTACCAAGGTTCTGACCAGACGGAAGCGTAGTAATTTCAGTACCGCGATTACCTTCACGGCGTGGAAGCCAGTAATCTTCTAGCATCGTCATGAACTTTCGGTCATCACGAACCTCACCAGTAACAGCGTCATAGACTAACCGATTCTTGTGACGAACCATCATGTCTCTGAGATATTGTTCTGCTTTAAGTTTAGGTAGGTTACCAACGTCAATATAGAAAATACGCCGTTCAGGAGCACGAGAAATACGATAGATGACAGTAGCATCTTCAAGCGTTCTTAACTGATTTATAGGCTTAATCGCTTTTTGCAGATAAGAGTAAACCATCTGGTTATTCTTATCCATAAGACCGGATGTAACGTGGATTATAGAATCTGTTGCAATTCTCAATCCGCCAGTCGAGTTATTATCTTGCGCCATCCCAGCATTTCCTGGAGACACTTGAAAAGAGCGATCAGAATAAACAAAGTATTCTCTTTTCGTCTTTTGAACGACAATTGGACCTTTAGGTTCTTTCTTGACTTCGCGAACTTTACGAATCTTGCGAGGATCTAGATAGCGTATCTCTTGGATGCCTTCGCGGGGCGCCTTTTCATCGATGATCGCATGATAGTATAGACGGCCATCTACGTACCAGCGTTTAAAGATCTCATAAGCTTCATTATTGAAGTTAAAGAGTCTGAGAATAACTTTAAACTCTTCGCGGATCCGATTCTTTACGTCATCACCGTATTCTATTTTTTCAAGATTTATTTCTACGACTTCATTTGAGTCTGTATCAATGGCTTCGTTGACGATGTCATCAACTGCCTTTTCAATCTCAGCTTCAAGCGAGATCTCTCTGTATTTAGAAACAAGTTCAGCCTCAGTTCTTGCCGTCCCATCTAAATCGATGTAGGTACCGTACATGCCTCCTGCGGCTACTACTACGGCACCATCATCTTTTAGTTCTGGGGCAAAAGACTCAAGAGGCTGATCTTCTTTTCGCCTGATTTCAAATCCAAATAATTGCATAATGATTTCCTATGAAATAGCCGTTACAGTATTATTTATAACGGCTTTTCTAGTGTTAAGTAGCGCCGCCGGCATTACCGGTATTGCCACCGATGATCTCGAAGTTATCGTATAAGAAGGTTACGTTAAACTCTTCCAGCTGGTCTTGAGTGTTCCAATCAAGACCGATGTTCGAGACTTCAACCGGGAAGATGCCATTGAATTGATAAATCCTAAGCACTTCGCCAGCTTTACCAAAGTGGGTAACAGAAGCTTGAGACTTATAGAGCGCAGGCGCTCCAGAAGCAAGCTTATTGATGTTACCTTCATAGGCATTAATCGAGTTATTCCATTGTTCCATCGCGTTACGAATTAGGAAGTCTTCATCGTTGATGATAGTGACAGTCCAAGGAGCAAAGGTACGATCTCCGGCCACATAGATCTTGCGGCCGAAGTATGGAACAGCGATGTTACCAATGGTGGAGGCGGGAATTTCCGCCCTCACCGTTAGGAATGGAACCTTGAGATCCGCAATGGGAGCCACTGGGTTCGTTATAGTGACTTGGAACAGTGAAGGCCGAGCGCCACCAAGAGTTAATTGCGACCTGATGTCGTTTATCGAGAAAGCCATTGTTAACCCCTACCTATTAGAATCTACCAACAATTTCGTCAAATTGAACACCTGAGCGTACAGCGACGAAATTAAGTTGGATGAAGTTGATTGAACGAGCCGGCTTGATGTAGATGTCACCCCAGAACTCGTTGCGATCGATACGCTCGGGTGTGTTATTAGTTTCATCGCAGACTACTTTGAAGTCATAGATACCGCGCCGCCCCTTAATGTCCCTGAGATATGGTTCAACTAGGTTGCGGAAAGTAGATCTCGTGAATTCGTCGTTAAATTCAAAGAGTGTAAAATTAGCTGAAGTTGCGATAGCTTTTTCAAGAACGATAAACAAACGCCGTACGTTGATCCTATCAAAAGCTGAAGGTTTACCAAGAAGAGTTTTATCACCATATAAAACAACACCTTCACCAGGAAAGTTAACGACTGGGTTAATGTCAGCTTTATAAATTGCGTCTCTGTCTGCTTTATCTGGATTAAAAGCTAGTCTAACAACGTTCTTAATCTGACCGCGATTGAAACCGGCCGGAGAGAACCATGGGTCTCTAGTATTATCGGTACGAACCATAGTTCCACCAACATCACCATTAAGAGGAATATAACGATAAGTATCGTTGTATCTATCGTACATATACTTGTAACCAGAATCCATCACGGCGTATGAACTATTATGAATAGCATTTCTGAAAGATATAATAGAATCTGCTGGACTGTTACCAGCGAAGTTAACAACTAAACTTCTTTCTGGCGATATAAGAACCATACAGTCTTTGCGAACTTCCGCAATGTTATCGATGATCCAATTAGCAAGTCCTTCACCAACAGTACCGTATTGATTCTTACCACTAAGAATTAGAGATATATCGACTAGTTCAGTTTTCGCAAACTTTGCATACGCAGAAGCCATGTTAGCAAGAGTCTGAGTGCTTTCAGTTACACCATCATATCCATCGCGGAATGACTGAGTGTATGGTCCAACTGTGATTGCTGTCATGTTAGCAGCGGTGTTTGAAGTTACACCAGATCTTGCGTTCGCGTAAAAAACATACCGAGAGTTATCATTGATGACAGTCTGATAGAAGTTTGTAGCGCCATTTTCAGTTTTTGCATCAGTTGCACGGGAAAGATCTTTCCAAACTTCAAGAACTTGACCAGCACTTCCGGTGAAAACACCATCTTCGTCGACGACAGCAATATGCATCTCATCTCCGGCACCACCAGCCGTTAAAGTAAACGCAGAAGTTCCAGGAGCCGTATCAACAAAGTTGAAGTATTCCCAATACCGTGTAACCGAGTTCGAACTAACGTTCTGAGATAAGTTATAAGTAGTGGCAAGAGAAACGTTTGCCTGAGCGGTGAAAACAGTAGAGTTAGCGGTGACTGAAGGTGCACCTATAGCAGTGATCTTGATGTTCTGAATACCGATAGTGGAGTTACCAGCTGCGATATAGTCACCAACATTTAACTTCCCAACTATGGTGTTTGCCATAGTATTTGCGTTAGTGTTAGCGCTAGATGAAGTAACTACGATCTGAAGAGTGTTACTATTAATCCCGAAACTAAAAGCCGGTATGCTGTCAGTATTACCAGTAATAGAATTTGAGTAAGCGTTTGGAGATTCGCAAGTCGAGATCTTCAATCCATTACCTAGATAACCACCATATTTTGCTACCCAATATACGTTAGCATCGAAACTAGATATTGTGCTATAATCGTCACTGTTCTTGACTAGAACGTTAGCATGAACCGAAGTACTGTTTACAGTAGCTACTGAGTTGTATGTGTTACTAGCAGTGCTACGAACAACATAAAGTTGGTTACCATAAGCTAAGAAGCTTGAAGCTGTAAACCAAGTTTCAAAGTTGTTTGCTGTAGGCTTGCCGAATGTTACGGCGAGTTCATCTTCGCTCGAAATAAGAACTCTTTCGTTAATTGGTCCCCATCTGAAAACACCTGCAATTGCACCTTGCGTAGTTGACACAGAAGGAACAACTGTTGTAAGGTCAATTTCAGAGATGTTGACGCCAGGACTTACTTGAAATGGCATGATTTTCTCCTTTATATCATAAAACTAGAGCAATAAATCTTATTCTTATTTATAAAAAGGCTAGCTTATAAACCAATTATCAAATTCACTACTAGAAACTATAACCGCCTCATCTACGGGCATACCATCGTCTTGGTAACCAAAGGGAGACATATTCTCTTCTATCTGTCTTTCATTTTCTTCAAGGATTTTTTGACGAACGTCGGTATCTGATAACTGTTTAAAGTACTCTTGGCTAACCATCCATGAGAATAATACTAGACACATGACTAAATCGTCATGGTGACCTTCTTCTGCATTATAAGAAGTTCTATCAGCTACATAAGTAGAAAGTTGTTGTATGATGTTAAAGTCGTTGAGTTTAATTTTATGAGACTCAACCATTGACTTAAGGTTTGTACACCCTATTCTTTTAGTAAGTTTAGTGGTTTTCATGCCTAAGCGACTCTGAGACCCGCCGGATCCAAGAGAAACACCTTTTCTGCCGCCAACCTGCGTAGTAACTACGTTTTCATATTCGAGATCTTGGTGAAGAATATTAACTACTTGAGATCCTATATTGGTTTCAATTAATACCCAAGCTTCATTAAAGTACTTAGCAACATTCATAATAAGAGTTGGGAACAAAAGTTCCGAAATACTGGAATTCTGATAAGTAGCAACTACTTCGTAAGGAACAGTAGTAACATCTATTATTGTAAATGCTGAACTATCCTGCCCAAGCCCTTCAGCTAAGTCAACTGTCATAAAGTATTGGTGATCTTTCTTTGGATCTGTAAATACGTTAACACCGAGTTGAATTGTAGACGGCGGAAAGAATACTAACTTTGACAAAATAGATGGATGAATAAGCGTATTAGACGATCCAAGAAACTCACACTCAAATTCCTGACGGAATTGATCGATTGAAGTGTTCTTAATCATCAACTCTTTCCAGACTTCATCACGACCTGGAACGTCTGACCAATGAACGTCTACTCTGGCATAGGTGTTTCTATCTTGTTCAGAATCCATCCATATCTTATAGAAAAGATCCATACCATTTGGAGTTGAAGTGATGATGAGCTTTGTAGTTTCACCCGATGAAATCGTTGGAAAGACTGAAGCAAAGAACTGGTCTTGAATGTTACGAGGAACGAACGCAAATTCGTCTAAGTAAATCAGATTGTATGATTGACCACGAACGGCCGTTGATGACGTAGAAGAAGCAAAAATCTTAGAACCATTTTCGAGTTCAATGCTTCCTTTATTCCATTCAATGATTCCTTGCTGCATCCATTTTGGAAGCCATTCGTAAGCTAATTGAACTCTTGATAAGATCTCACGCGCTTGTCTCTCTTTGTTTGCGAGGACTGCGGTGTTATAGTTTTCATTAAATAATGCTTTGTGTAAAAGATATCCTACAACACCCGTGGTTTTACCAACTTGTCGAGGCATTTTGCATATCGTATATCGATTTTCGTCGAACACGTCAAACATTTTAACTTGATACTTATAAGGCTGAAAGTCTATCAGACCCCGATCAACGTTAACAATCTTAACGTACTTGGCGCAAAAATATTCAACATCTCTAGCACACTTTAGATATTCTTGAACTTGATCCGCGGTGAAGGGGATCTTCACATCACGTCTCTTTAAGTTCTTATTACCTAAATAAATCTCACTCATTGGTCTTTGTCGTTCTTTATCATCTTCAAGAGTTCGGCTGAAGTTAAGATCAAATTATTGTTTATTGTTTTAGGGCCACCATCATCATCTTTAGCCTGAAGTTCTTTTTGCTTCTTTGCTAAGTCAAGAAGATCTTTATTCGCATCAACCATCGTCTTCAAAAGATTAGTAACGACTTCAAAAGCTCTAGGAGATTCCGATTGTTTAGCAACATCGAAGATCTCTTCTAAAGCATCGTTTCCTTTATTGATTAAACTATAGAGATTACCCCGCGCGAACTCATAATCGTCCGACGACGTATTTGGAGCTAAACCCATCGTTTTTATTCTTGGAAGTTCAGGAAGATTTAAACTCTGCCCGATCACGTCTCTTCTATCAGCCACTTGGGAAATCCGTTGTTGTTATGATGTAATCAAAATTATCAGTTTCATCAATCGAAGTATATGCTATAGAATCTCCAATGACAGTAGTAGGATTTCCATTTGCATCAAGCCCAGGTTGAGTTACTATGCTTTGAAGCGCTAAGTTAGCAGTCATAGGAGCGTAAGACTTGACTGTAGCAATTTTAATCTGTTTTGCGTTTGTAACGGGACCATAAAGATAAGCTTTCATCGTGAAAGTCATAGTCCAAATTAAAGCTCTGCGCTGAGTAAAGTCACCCGAATAAAGATCTTCTATACTAACTGATCCAATCACAATTGGAATATCAGTAGTTTTCGGAAAGTCTGCTAGAAGTTGCGCTGAGATAGTCCATTCTGGAGTGAAGTATGGAAGAATCTGTTCAACAATCCTAGTCGCGTCTTCAGTCTGTTTAGCCATAATAGACATAGTGAATTCTATGTCATATGGAACCGGTGAATATACTTTCTTTAGAACGCTATTTCCACTAACGTTTTGATTCGTATATAATGGAATAGTAGTCTGAAGTTTTCTTTCGCTAGCATACCGTATTCCAGTTATTTCGAAACCAATCCTAGGAAGGATTGCCGCAGCGTCAACAATACCAGTGGGATTAGCATCTACACGAGCTAAAAACTTTTCGCGTGGTCCATAAGCTATCGGAACTTTTAATGTTAAAGCAACTGTTCCATCAGAATTTAATTTTTCAACTCTGATGTTATTAAATAGAGTGCCGAATATAACTACGTACTTGCGAAGTAATGAGTGATAAAAAGGAACTGAAAGCATTACGTCCTGTTGCCCCCTGCCTTTTCGCTGAATGGATCAAACTCAGTAAAGTCTATGAATTCTAGGCCTTCAGTTTCAAAAATCTGATTTTCGGCTTGAATATCTATATTTTCGACTTTATAACTTTCAAGTATGATACGCTCGCCGTATTGCGTGATAATAACATTTCCATTTTCAGCAAGAATATTATAGGCATCTGATGCCAAGGAAAGCGCGTTATACTTATTGTCAATCTCAGTAATGCCAGTATTGAAAATTTCGCTGTTTGTTTCGTAAAGCTCAACAGTTAAATCATAAGTCTGAAGTGCACCAAGTTGATAGAATATGGGTTTAACGTCAGCTTTCTTAATCTGGAATACTGATTTAGTAAGTGGGAACCAAATAAGATCGCCTTCATTAGGACGAATCTCTGAATTATAATTTCCAACTTCAGCTAAGAACGTTCTTTGCGCCATAGTCAAGACCATTTGATCTTGAACTTGTATACCAAACTTCGAAAGAAATTCACCGTCGCCAGTAAATCCATCAACGTTTCTGATATAAGCTTCAATCAAATAAGCCGAATTATATGAATAAGTTGAACCTTCTCTAAAAACTGCATCTTTATTATTTACAGTCCTAGGAATGTAATATACGTCAATGCCATAGATCCTAATCGTTTCAATGATTAGGTCTTCAATAAGATTCTGTTCGGCAGAAGAATTGAAGTTATTAAAGAAGAGCGAAGTTGCCATAAATTACCCGATCATGTCATAAGACGGAAGTGAATAAGATACAGCCATCTCATTCTCGAGTTTTTCTATTTCATCGTGAGAATCGTTATAAATCTTTTCGCCATTAAATGTAACGCCGCCGGGAAGTTGCAAACCATTAAACTTGGTTAGGTTAGTTCCCCATTGCTTCTTAATTAGTGCTGATGCATATCTTTGGAGCCAACGATCGTTCCATACGTCAGTATACTTAGCTGGATCAACAATCTGATATGCTTCGACTAATAGGTATTGACCAACTTGAATCTTATCCCAATTAACATCAATGTATAAACGATTCGTATTTCTATTGTAGCGAATTGGTTGTTTACCAACAAGTAATTGCTCAAGCAATTGAATATGCTGGAACGCCATGTAATAGGGAACCATTGACTGATAAGTAAGACTATACAAATCGTTAAGTGCGATCTGATAACGAATGTTGAATATGTTATTTGTCGCGATGTAATCGCCAATATCAAATATGTTCACGACACCAATTATGTTTTGGGGAATCGTTACGTATCCGCCTTTAAAAGCTTCAACGCTAGCTCCAGAACCAGTGCTGGTTGTGATAGTTACGTTTGGATCGAGTCTATACCCAGATCCAACAGCTGTTACAGTAATTGCACTAATTGTACCATTCGCATAAGTTCTAAGCGTTGCAGTAGCTGATGCACCAGTAGTATCACCAGTCGTAGCAGTAATCGTGACCGTATCATTATTTGAATACGCTGTACCGCCATCATAAACTTTGATTTCTTTTACGGCGTCTGGAAAGTCACTGGCTTGGAATATGTAACTATAGAATTGTTTCTCTGTACCATCAAAGTGATAATCGTAATAATACTTCAAAGCTTCGTCAATGCGGTCTTCTACTTGATCATCATCTACGTTAATCTCGATGACGGGCTTGCCAAGTTTACGCAAGCAATATTCTTTAAATTGGTCTCGTGTAGTTAAAGTGGCCATTATAAATTCCTTATTTTAGATATTTATAATCAACCGTAGCAGTTTACATTCCCACTTCCAGCAGAAGCAGAAGGAGCGCAATGCGCGCCACCGGGAACCGGACACAGAGCGTCAGGATCCGCCGGATCTCCAACAACTACTACTGCAAGATTGTTTATTTTAATAGTGGAGGCAGACGGATTTAATCCACCCCCACCATCAGTATTTACATCATTATCTACTGCCCATAGAAGGTTATTAATTCGAACTGTAGTTTGACCAGATACTATCGTAGTCGCACCACAAGCTCGAGCGTCACCATGTCTATGAGCAGCTGTCAAATTAGACCTTCAGGATTTTCTTGAATTCGCTAGTATGCTTCTTACGATCTTCAAGGCCAATAGTTCCACCATTGATCTTTTTGGTGACCGCCGTAACGTCATCTTTATCAGCTAGAGCATTAAGACCATTCTTGTGCCAGAACCAGGCTGCTGATTCAATAGCTCCAGATGGAGTTGAGAGATAAGCAACAGCTTCGTCAATATTCACGCCGGAATCAGCTGCGAACCCAGAATAATTGCTTTTTCCTGTAAGTTGGATAAGTCCGCGACCGCGAAACTTATAGCCGTCACCAGAAGCAGTATCACCATTACCCATTCTCGAGGCGTAAACAACGTTCGCAATTTTTTCAGGCTTTCTAGCATATTCGTTCGGGTCCTTATCTTTGAAGTACTTTGGGAAGATCTTTGTAAGACCCTCGGCTGAATAGTTAAGATTTTCTTCAATCACACGGAAGCCGCCCGATTCATGTGCAGTCTGAGCAAGAAAGTGAGCAAGACGCAAACCCGAAATATCATATTTGCTTTCAAGAGTTTTAAAGCTTTCGACCAGTGCTTTAACAATTTCTGGTTTTGAATTCGGGTAATCGTGCTTGATTTGTTCTTCTGTAAGCATATTTTTTATCCTTATGACTAATTATCTAGTAACTTGAGGGGTGAGTGTTGCGATACCCTCAACTACACGGGTTACGATACCGGTATTGCTGGTGATCTCGATATCGTAAACGTATCTTCCTGAAGAAAGACTTGTTGTAGAATTCGATGTTAAAGAAATATTTACGTATCCAGTACTATTTCCAGTAGCCGTAAAAGACGTACTGTTAGAGGAAGTATAATGCTTCCTAATTTGTCCGGCTACAGTGTATGTTGAAAGATTAATTGCGCTATTACTTGAATCTTTAACGAGAATTGCATTAGAATAGGTTGAACCCTGATCTATAACAAGATTTAGTTTTATTGACATGGTAACCTCAATTTAGTTTCAAACTATTTATATTTTCAACTAAAAGCTTCGCTTCCATCATATTTAGGCCAATAAAGATAAACTTTAATATCGTTCTTTTCATAGTCTTGATAATAAACGTCCATTTCGCCTTTACTATTGACGCTATCGTGATTGATGCCTAATGCTCGAGCTAATTCAATACTATTATGAAGTTGCAATACATCATTTTCTTCGATGAATTTCTTAATAGCTTTATTCTGAGAATCAATGTATTTTACCATAGAGTCTATATCGCTGTAATAATCATACTTTGGATACGTGATATTAAAGTGGCCACATCTAACCCACCAACCTATGCAAGAATCGGAGTTACGATATACTAAAACGATTGGGTCTTTCCAAGTTCTTTTTATGTGATCAAGATGATAAGAGAAGAAGTGGCTCTTTATGATCTTTATACCAACATCATTGGTAAATGGTTTATGAAATTTAGCTTCAGCTTCTTCTTTTTCAATTGAGTCTAATATATAGAAGTCACTTCCAAATTCCATTCCTGGATCAAAATAAGATCCGAGGTGCATTAATTGCCGCTTTCCGGAAGCATCATGATAATATCTGCGTTCCATAGAAAAATCGCTTTGATTTATGCTACTACTAAAATAGATATTGCGAACCACTGAACTCCATTTAGATCCTGGTGCGCCAGTTACAAAAATATATTTCATTAGAGGACTATATTTCATTGCGAGCTTTTCTTCATTACAAATAAGATATTATCAGACTCTTCTGTGTATTCTATAAGTTCATAATCATAAATGTTAACAACGTGTTGTATGAAATCTCTATCCCATTTAAAATACTGAATTAGTTCGGAGATTGGAAACGTTTCATCGATTCGTGGTTCATTTTTATTATTAACACGCCAAATCTGTAAGCCTCCAGATTGAGTAAGTTTATCTATAGCTTCAATCTCAGCTAAAATTTTAGGTTTAGGGCCAAAGTTAATAGAGTCTAAAGCTATTAGACAGTCGTATTGACGATCAGGGAAGTTTTCCTGATATTCTATAACATTCATCTTATAGTCTGCACCATCAATGTAGGGATCAATGCTCGTGAAGCGGCAAGCTAAGAATTCATATTTGAAGTGATTGTGCCCACAGCCGACATCTAGAATATTCTTACACCAATTAGTTTCAACTGTGTGCACAATAGAATATTTACTTAAGTCTGGCACGTCTTCAAAATATGTACTAAAGTACTTATCGAGGATGAGTTCATGAACGTCTTTGGAAAACATCCAAAGAATTTCATCATTTGCTTCTTTAATTAGAGAGAAAACGTTTTCCATATTAAACCTTCACATTCACATTCGTAATAACATTTTTACCATCAGAGTTATCGTAATAATATATATCATTCACCGGATCGATCTCTAAAACTTCACATAATTCCATGTTGTTTTTAACTTCAATAGTTTTATTCTTTTTGATAAAATCATATATTCCATCGTTGCAGAGATTAATATATTTCTTAGGATCAATAGACTTATAAGATGGATAAGTTATATTTGGACCACCTATGTGCATCCACCAATCATAACTTATTTCCATAGGCCTATGGCACATTATTATTGGACACTCAGGCCAAGTCTCTGATAAAAAATCTAATTGATATGAGAAGTCATGGCACTTAATAACCTTTATGCCAGAACTATTGAAAGGAAGATTCATCTCCAGTTCAATCTCATCTTTAGTCATCTCGTATAATTTATCGAATCTTTTTCCGAATTGTTGATCTGGACCAAAATATACGCCATGATGAAAGCTTTTTTCTATTTGTTTTTCATCATTTACATATGTAAAAGTACGATCACTCGAGTAATCGCTATTATCTAGACTCGTACTTTTATATATGCTTGATGCAACTCGGCTCCAGGCAGAACCTGGAGCCCCCGTTATGAATATGTACTTATTCACTTATCGCCATTAAAGTTTGCGTTTTGCAACTTTGTGATTCCAAGAGCCAAAGCGCCTGAACCAAAGACAGCAAGACAAGTTCCAAGTACTGCGATGTTTGGACCACCGCCGAAGTTTTGACCATAAACATAAGTTGAGAATCCAACCAAGTAAGCAATCAATACGCCCCAGAACATACCAGCTTCATTAACTAACTTTTCATTCAAAAGACTAAACATCAATGGGAACCACACAGTAGCCCTAAGAATACCAAAGAATAAAAAGATAGTGACTAGAGTCATTCCTGGCCAGTTAGCCAGAGTCAGACCAGCTGCGATTAAGAATAACATACCAACTCTTCCGATATCGATGCTAGCTTGATCGTCGCCGTGTGGTCTAATCATGTTCTTAACGTCGTGTCCAAAGATATTACTGACGCTACTAAGTTGTGAGTCAAGCACAGATACGAGGCCCGCGAACAACATAAACAAATACATGATAGCAGCCCATGCTGGCAATAGGTTACCAACAGTAAGCACGTTAACATAACCAAGTAATTCTTTAGGAACTTCGTAATGCATACCAGCAGCAAGGAAGCCAAGAATACCAGTCATCAATGGTGTTAGAATGAATATGAATGCTCCGCCAACAAATGCTTTAATAACACTGTCTTTCTTTACAGCAAAAGCACGTTGATAGAATGCATTATCACCCCATGGTGCGCCCATATGACCAATAGCAGTAGAAAAGCCAAAGCCCATAAACACGCCTAGAGCAAAGTCCGTGCCAAAGATATCACGACCATTACCAGTGATACCACCAAGGCCAAGATCAACTACACCCCAACCACCCGCGGCACTGACTGCCCAAGGCATTAATACGCCCAAGCCCAATACCAACACAGACAGTTTGAATATTTCGGTTATAACTGATGCTTTTAATCCACCACGCAAAGTATAAGTCAATGCAATAGTTGCTAGAATCAAACTAACAAAGTGATAATCTAATCCAGTCAGAACCTGAACCGATTTAGATCCCGCTAATACGTTAATAGCAAAGCTACAAATAGCGAGACTAAATAGTTCTACCATAAACAATGATTGAACACGTTTACCAAACTTTTCTTTAAGATAACCTGAAATAGTAAAACCATCGGGTTTCTTATCTCTTAATCTCTTAGCAAACCAACTGAAGAATATAAGACTTAGGAAGTTACCAATACAGAACCAGAACAATCCGACTAGTCCATTCATATAAGCTTGCTGTGCAGAGATGAACATTCCAGGCGCCCACATCCAAGCAGCACCAGTACTCATAGCCCCCTGAAGTGCACCTACTTCCCTGCGGGCTACAAAGAAACCCTCTTTACTAGTGGCATAACCTTTAGCAAAAACCCATGTCAATCCAAACACGATAGCAGCGTAGATTCCTAAAACCATAATGCCGGTGTCGGGAGTAAATAATGGGAAAATTTTAGTTAGATCCATTGTTTTTCTCCTTAAAATATTTAAATGCAGCGCGTTGAACCGGAGTTCCTTCCGGCCCAAATCCTTCAGCTATTAACTGATAGAATATTTGTTGTTTAAGTCTCATCTCTTTGATGACTTCAAGATATAAATTATAGTCTTTCATAGGCCATCCAAGTATTCTACACATCCTGGACCATAGGTCAGACGCAAATCCGTCTAAGATATCCCCTATGATTAATCTAGTTAACCTAGAGTCGATTATAGATGATAGTCCATGACTATCGATGTCAATACGTAATCTTTCAGCTAATTGATCATCGTTATCTACACCTAGCATATCATACCAACGATCACGATTCATAGTTGCTTCATTTCGCAAATAACATAATATGTGTTCCTCTGCGCTATCTACATCAATGTAGATTAATCTATCGAAAGGCATCATCCAATTTAGTATAGTCTTGATATTGTCATCTAAGTTTTCTGATGGGTTAGAAGGCCAACCAGCATATACGTTAGTATGCCATGGCTTAGTATTATTGCGAGCTTCTTCAAGTCCCGCCATAAAATCATCTATGCCTTTGACTTTACAGAAACTAGCATAACCGTGACTACTACCATCTGATAATAGTGGATTGTCTATTACATCCGTGCGGTGTTTACTAAACCGTTCTATCATCCAGCTGATAAAACTACCATAAGCCCCCGGTGGATATACTACTATAGTAACCTGATTCATATTTTTACCACTAAATTCTTGCCGGTAACATTGTATACTTCATTAAGTAATTCTTTAGTTCTATCTGTTATATAACCCGTGATTTGAAGCATCGGCCTATCCCACCATCCCATATTAGCGGTGCTGTGTGGCATGTCTTTCCATTCCCAAGTAATGCAGTCGCCAGCTTTCCATTGAGTAAAGTTTGCATTACCAATCTGAAAGATCTGCCCAAGTTCCCAGTCAGCTAACATGACTACAAACCTTCGCATAATGTTTGGATTCTTATCGATGTCAATTTCTTTGAAACTGTTTTCGCGCTCGGGTCGAGCTGCAAAGTTATCTATATGTGTATGAAGCATCTGACCTGTAGTCTGATTATGAAACTTAATCATGGGTTCATCAATTCCAAGATACTCAGCAATCTTTTGAAAGATCTCAATATCTTCAGCAGCTGTTCGATGAAATACTTCTTGTTTTGGATCTGCACCAGCTTTGATTAGATCTTTCTCTTCAACGCTCGCAGAATACAAACCCTCTTCAGCTATCTTTTCATTGAAATTATTTCGACTACTCCAATTGCTTGCTTTTGCTCGAGGCATGCACTTTGAAATAGCGTCAGTGAAGTCGGAATTAAATCTACAGACATACGTATAACTATCGGTGCCTGGAACTGGTGGTTTACTAGGATCAAAATGCCAGCTGCTCTGCTTCTTAGTAAATTCCCAGCGACTATCGCCCCAATCTTGATATTCTGTCATTTTTTTCATCCTCTAAAGAAAAATTCCTTACTAATCTATATATATAACTAGTAGGGAAAAAAATATCTTAAATGGGAATTTTTATTGTGAATCGTAAAATATTTAACTTTGTATTTAAAAATTTAAAAGAGTGCTTTAATCTTCCAAAATACGCGCAAGCTCGTGAAAGCATTAGTGTGAATACTATGGTACTATCGCTTCCATGGACTCCAAAGAAACTTGAGAAGTTTATAGCTTTATTGAATGATACATTCGATGTTGATATTAACATTGATCTATCAGTTTCTATGCTCGTGGCTGACATTGACACCAAGTATAGTTCTAGATTCTGGGGAGGAATATGGCAGCCAAGGACTGAGGTGTATCAATACACTGGATGGAATATCGTAGATAGAATTAATAATTCGAATCCTAAAGCCGTACTTGACGTTGGTTGTGGTTTTAATCAGTTTAAAGCCAGAATCCAGAATCTTATAGGCATCGATGCATTCAATAATTCAGCCGACTTCATGGTTGATATTCTAGACTATAACGTTCCCAATGAATCATACGATCATGTTATTGTTTTTGGCAGTATTAACTTTGGTGAATTTAGCGATATTAACGACAAGTTCAAGAAAGTTGTAGACTTGACTATGCCGGGTGGTACTATCTATGTTAGAGCTAATCCTGGAGAAATTCATAAGAATGGTCAGTGGGTTGATATCTATCCATGGGACTTTGAGACTGCGTATAACATAGCAGTTCTTCATAATTGTAAACTAGAGTCATTTAAGAAAGATAATGGAAATAGACTTTACTTTGAGTTGATTAAAAAATAATGAAACTCATAGTATTATTTGGTCCACAAGGATCTGGCAATCATCTATTCAGTAAAATCTTTAGTATGCATCCGGAAGTTCACGGGTGGAAAGACGCGCTTAAACCCGATGGATACTTTATCCCTCACTACAAAGAGCCTTTCAACTACTATTGGAATAACATCGATAAAATAGATTTGAATATCATGGGCGGAAAGAAATACGCCGTGACGAGTATAAGCAATCCTTATATCGAAAAGTGGCTGCCTAAAGTTCCACCAATTTTTGAATTTATTGAAAAGTGTGAAAGTCTTGGAATCGATGTTCAACCTGTAGTTATAGGCAGAGACAAGAACATCTTAACTCATCAACAAACTAGACTTCGAGGTGGACCAACATGGGGAAATATGCCTCAGCTTATTCAATGGATGAAGGTGCCACCATTCTTTGTTAGCCAAGAACTTTTGTACTTATACCGACGTCAGTATATCAGATCGCTTGGTCACTGGCTTGACTTTCCGATGGCGTGGGAAGATCCGCAGATTGACGAGATTCTAAAGCAAGACGCGAATGAAAAATACATTCACGCCGCAGATCCTTGGTGGCTTGACGAACATGTAAAGATCATCCTTACTCCGCCGAATCACCTCACTCCAAGTGCATAATAAACTAATCTATTATCTGTATTTAGTTTAGCATTAGAATCTAATAAATTCTTAAAGTTACATAGTTCAAGAAGGTCTTCAATACACATCACAAAGTGACGACTATTGTGATCATTAACGTGTTGGATATGTTGAAGTGCTAAGATTGGTGAGTCTCCAAATTTTACGTGCTTCAACATATCAAGAGGAACTAAATACTCAAACTCAGACAATATCACGAGATCATAAGAAGAAAAGTCAACGTCTTCAAAGAATATGGTTTTAATAACCGTATTGGCTTTAAAGAATCTTTGAAAGAAGCCTTCAGACATCTCAAACGATGGATGATCAGATACCAGAGTTACAGATGATTGATATTCTTTTTTTAAGAAGTGGGTTAGCGCAATAGGATTGCTACTATTGACTATTGCAACATTCTTTAAACTTTTGAAGTTTTTCCTTATTACGTCCATAGCAATAAAGTTACGGTTACGCATCTTTTCATCATTGTGCATTGCATAGAGTCTATAAACGTACTCTAAACCTCTGCTATCAAGGTGCTTAAAGATCTCGCCATGGATCTTGTCTAAGTCTTTAATGTAGTCTTGCTCAGTCGTACCTGGTCCAAACATCTCTAGCCCATCCATTGGCGTCGTGAAGCTCGACACCTTTCTTATGTGAAGTGTTAAAAATCGATATGTATTGATCTCTTTGCTTATAAGGATCTAGATCATTTGGGTATTCAGCCCCAAAACTATAAGCATAAGCAATTCCGCGGGGATGATACTTCATATCTTTGCGACTGCTATAGTAAATGAATTTATCTAAAGTCTTGAACCTGAAAGCTGTTACTTCCTGATTCTCTATAAAGCGATCTCGCATCCACTTGAGTTGATCTCCGTCCCAAGTCACGAATGAACTGTTAACGTAGCAATCTCCAGTATAGTATGATTTATAGATTCTTTGAACTTCAGTCCAATAATTGTATATCATCCTCGGTTCTTTAAAACCATATTCATCGAAATATGGTTTAAGATCTTTAAGAATAAGAAGATCAAGATCAAGAAGACAATACGGACCCTTAAAAGGAAGCTTATTGAATAGATCGAGCTTACATACTGTAAATACATTCGATTTAAATAGAGGTAGCATCTCAATCGGATATGTTTTACACTCAACACCACGACTACTATCTGTAAAGCAATAAAACTCGAATTCACCCGAATAGGTTGCTTTCAGAGACCTAAATAGTCTATTAACATATTCGGGCCCATATTTGGTACCCCACTTTAAAACTATAAACTTAACGGTTTGATTCATGATAAATGTTTACTGCGTCTTAGTGAAGCCAAAGTATTCTATAGAGCACGTCGAAAACTTATACGACCAGCTCTGTAAGTATTTAACGTATGAATTTAAGATGCACTGTTTTACTGATTATGAATGGAAGACTAATCGTCCAATTGAATTCATCGATGCAACTCCATTTGAACTTGACACTTGGTGGAATAAAGTAGCTTTGTTCAATAAAGACGTATGCAGTCCTGGAATTAATCTGTATTTTGATCTAGATATATTGATAAAAAAGAACGTAGATTTTTTAGTCGAAACAGTTGAGAAAGAAGTATTAAAAATAGTAGATACAGTTTGGAAGAATGATGAATGGTGGAGTTCAGTTGAAAAGTTAGACTATAAGAATAAAGAAAAGTTCTTTTGTAATGGAAACTCTTCAGTCATGGGGTGGGTTGGAGATTCACACCATTATTTGTATGAGATGCTTATAGAAGATATATTTAAGCACACGCACGAACATTATGGAGATGATACTTTCATTAATAAGTACGGCAATGTTGAGTATTTTCCAAAAAAGATTATGACGACTGCTGCTCGTAAACATGTTCGTTTAGAAGACGAGAGGATTCTGATTCACTATCATACGATTCCCATAATTCTTTAGCCCAAGTAGGACCTTCGTGAAGTTCAACACCTCTTCCGTGTGATGTATTAAACATTACTATAGGAGAATCTAAATGGGTCTTTTCGTGATTAAAAGAATAAATCATATTTCTTGGATGAAATTTCATTTCTTTAAGCACAGTATGAAATAGAAATGTGTCTAAGTCTTTATACTTATAGTCAATGATCTTTTTATTATTCATATAAAAATCAATCATACACTTGAGTTGATCTCCAGTCCAAGTTACAAATGAACTGTTTACATAACATGTTCCAAAATCTCTAAAGATTGGCGCAGCTTTCATATAATCAATGTCAGTATGTGGACGGGCGCATATTGAGAATCTAGGTTCAATGAAATTATATTCGTCTAAGTAAGAAGTAATGTCTGACTGTATGAGTATATCTATGTCAAGAAGACAATAAGGCCCCTCAAAATCTAGACTATCAAAAAGAAAAAGCTTTTCCATCGTAAAGCATGAGTTCTCAACTTTGCGAAGCTCAGCAATATCTCTTATTATTATTTCTGGTTTAAGACCAATAGGATTGTCAGTATAGCAATAAAACTCGCAGGGATTGCGATACTGTTTACATATTGATTGAAAGAGTCTATTGACGTATTCGGGACCATACTTAGTTCCCCACTTTAAACATATGAACTTAATCGGGGATTCCGATATCATCTACCATATCTTTCCAGATGTTTTCATCGCCGATAACGTAGCTAAAAGTCAGTCTAGGCGTGTCTGTATAGGCGCAGTGCCAATACATATTCTCGGACTCTTTATCTGAACCAAAATAACCTACTTTACAATTCCATCCGGGTTTGTCGACAAACCTAACAAACTTATCGTTAACATGATCATAGTGCTCAAAATATCCACTAGCTTCAGGATTAAAAGAAAGCACGATGTTAAATCCAGGCGCGTTACAATTACTGTGCCAGCCGATATATCCACCAGAAGGATAAAACATTTGTAGAGCGTTATTTCTAGCTCCAAAGAAATTGATTAGTTTTCTATTTGCTTCCGTAGATTTATCTAAAAGCTCTTTATCATCTATGTACTTACGATCCATTGATAACTCTAGACCCCAAGAGTGTCTTGGGAATCCGTATCTCATAGGATCTTCTTTAAGGGCTTTTCTTAAATACTCTTCACCAGTCGCTTCTAAAGCCATAGACTTAACGCTAACGTTTTTCATCTTTTCATTTGAGCCAATTAAAGACTCGAGGTGTGAAAAATCTCGGCTATAGAAGAAGTTACTGAATTCAGTTAAAATCTTCAATAAGTCCGGGTTTAGGTTTGATAATGATTGCATTTTCCATCCTGTCACGTGATATTGTATAATGATATACTATTTGTTCAACGTCAGCAAATTCTTTATAGTTCTCAAATAAGTATATGTAGTTAAAAGCGTGCCCGCCATCTGGAAAAAAATTATGCTTTATGTCTTTGTATTTAGTATTTAAGAGATACCAGAGAGTGAATTGATCCCATGGTTTCATCTTAGGATTATATTCTGCAAATTGACTTTTATTCCACTGGCACGTATCTTGTATCAAATAAGTATCATACCAATCTTGCATCAATTGAATAGTAATCTTATTTGAATTATATAGAACTACACCACCATGATATTCTAGATTATTTTTAGAGTTAACTAAACGATCTTTAGAAACTTTTGCTATTATCTTAGTAAACATTATATCATTGTTTCCAAGATTGTCAAATACTTTTTTAATATTCTCAGATCTAATTTCAGTATCTGCGTCTATGTAAAAAGTCTTATCATATGGTGTTCTAGCCATCGCATACATTTTAGCGCGCTTATGGATTGGTATACCAGTTTCGATTTTATCGAAAAACTTACGATCAGACTCCTGAACGAAATCAGCGTGCGTAAAGAGTGTGATATTAGCTTCTGGGTAATAATCACGAAGGGACATGGCAGAATATACAGCAGCTTTATAGAAAGCACTGCTCTGCGAAGCTACATACAAAAAACCGTTCATAGTTATGCTGTTGGTTCAACCGGCGTAATAGCAACTGGATTAGCTAATGGATCTTCAAGCATGTGGAGAAGCGCCGTATAAACAAGAACTTCTGTTGGCGTTGCTGCGCGCCGAATCTTGTTCTTTACATCTCTATTTTTAGAATTCTTAACTATTTCCATATCGAAGGCTTCAGCTTTCAGATTGAAAAGAGCTTCTTTTTGTGCTCTTTCTTCGTCGATTTTTTTTCTCTCTGCGCGCTCAGCTTTTCTTTTCATATGGTTTTCAAGCGCATCACCTGCGTTTTGATCGAGAAGTTCAACGCCAAACGTATCCATGATCTCTTTCCAATCAGGATTCATCGTATCTGCAACATTGCTGATAGAAGCTACCATTTCGCGACCATCGTCGTATTTAAACGTAGCAAGGATCTGCGTTTTGTCTTCGTTTCCCCACCTAGGATTAATGATTTGTCTTGCCATATTATGCTGTCCTTACCCATAAGTAAACTGTTGATACTGTACTGCTATCATTATTTAACGTATTTCCAGAATAAGTTCCGGAGTAACTACCCGTATAACTTCCAGTAAAGTTACTACTATATGATCCAGTATAATTACCACTATAACTTCCAGTGTAAGTACCGGCATAAAATCCCGTATAAGTACCCGAATATGCGGTGCCTAAAAATCCAGCAAAGCTAGCTCGATAAGTTCCTGTATAAGCTTTTGACCGTGAACCAGCATAACCACCACTATAACTTCCAGTATAAGTACCACTAAAACTTCCGGTATATGATCCGGAATAACTACCACTATATGATCCAGTATAAGGAAGAAGTGAAGCTGTTCTTGTAGTATCAAGGAAAGCTGCGCCAGATGACGTCCATGTTCCTGGGGTTGGAGCCGATGCTTGAACTTTAAAAGTTCCGATGCCAGTAGTTCCTAACTGATTCTTTACGCGTGTAGCTAGCGATTGAATCTCTGCGTCTGACATTTCTTTTAAAGAAATTGGTGACGTAGCAGTATTGAGTTTAACTGGTCTTAATGCTGTTGGCGTAGTCGCGGCCGCAGTTTTTTTCCAAAGCTGAGTGGTGTTTGTGGTTGTTGAGTCAAGAGTGTTAGTTATTGTACTCGTTGATACCCAAGTCCCGCCGGTTGGAGTAGTCGTCTGTAGAGCGTAGAAACCAATACCAGTAGATACTAAGTTAGAAAGCGCAGTGGCGATCAAATCGGCGTTAAGATTTGCATCTACTTGTTCTTTGATAGTGGAGCTAACAAACTCAACCGGTCGTGTGATAGATTCGGCAGCTACTTGCTGATCTTGATAAAAGTTATACGTGACTGATACTGGTGTCGTGCCGATGGGGTGAGCGCCAACCGCAGCATTTAAGTAAGTATCTGTGAATGTACCAATAAGTGTTAATCCCGTAGTACTCGCAGGATTTACTGTAATATTGGCGTTTGAAGTTGAACCAATTAATTGAGTAAGGATCAAATTTACCGCATATTCATAGTCAGTCCCAGAAGCTTGCTTCAGTGATTTTGGACTAGTCGCAGTATTGATCTTAAGTAGAGCTGCCATTTTTTATACTTATGCTGGAAATGCTTGAGTGCCATTAGCGTAATAGACTACCAATGAACTAAACGATTGACCGTTCGTATATTGGACGCCCGCAACAACGATGTTTCCTGAGAAAGTTACAGTGCTTGTATTAGCATTTAGATTGATAACGTTTGAATTGTACCAGTAAGAGTTACCCGAACTATATATTAATACTTGCCCGTTTCCAACTGAAGAAGTGTTAACGTCCGATAAATCTGAGGTAGTTAATTTAGTAGCTACTAATGTATTTGAAGCGGCTGAGTTAACTGTCAGAACCCTGAAAGTGCTATTACCAGAGTTTATTATAACGTTCGCGCCTAAACCTAGATTAGTTCTATAACCATTGAAAGCCACGTTCGCCGCAAAGGAAGTATTAGTTGAAATCGAAAGAGCTGCGGCTACTGAGTTATTACCGCCCGAGAGAGTATTAGCGTATAAGGCATTAGCTGAGAACGCAGATGATACCGCAGCGTTTCCAGTTGCAGTGTTTGAGTTGGTAGTGACAACTTTATTTGACAGTGCGTCTGCTAAGACGTTTGTCTTCGTAATCCATTGACCGAATGAATCGGTCGTTACGTCTATATTTGCGACCGCTATCGTCATTTGTTAAGCTTCTCTAGTATTTGAGCCATCATTGACTTAAGTTCAAAGACGTCATTCTTCATTTGATCAAAGTCTCTGTCCCGTATTCTAAGTTTTTCCCTAGCCTCACGATAAGCCCTGAGACTATTATTGTCGGTGTTTACAACCGCACCTGGATTAGAACCTAGTCTCTTTAAGTTTTCGTTGCTATTCATATTTATACCTGAAGCGCAATGGCCCTAATGTCGTTAATCATCGGGATCCTAACTGCGTTAGAAGAAAGTAACACGATTTTCATTGAAAAGACTTTGAAGCTTGAGAACTTAGATCCAGCTGCGTTAACATAAGATAAGATACTACTATTTGTAGCGTCAAGATAGGCGTCATTAGTATTTACAATTGCAGCCGGGACTCCAAATTCATATTCGTAGAAGTTTGTCCTATCGGTTGGGCTGCTATATACCAAGTCACCATCATTGAGATACGAAAGTAAAGTCCAATTCTTGATATCAAAAGTCTCAGGGTCAGAAGGATTCCAAAACTTTCCATAAACATAAAAATCTGTATCAACTGGGCGATAAGCTGTGATCGAAACCTTCAAGTCTTCAGCTTCTTGTCCGTCTGCTAAAACAATTTTCTTTGAAACGTACTTTGTAGTAGCGTTTCCATATCTAGTGTACTCATTCGTAGCATCATTATTGATTATATTCTTGACGAATATAGAAGACTTTCTACCAAGACCAATAGCTGGCGAAGCATAAGAAGTTGAAGTATTAAGAGCTATTCTAAATGTAGAAGATTTTGCACTTGACATACTTGCTACTTCGTTTGATTTACTGACCGCGTATCTAGATTTGTCTAGATATTCAAACTCAGTTTCACCAACCAGCTTTTGGTAAGATGTATCTTTTGCGTAAGACCCATCAGTTCCTTGAAATCATAGGATATATCCGTAAGAATAGGTTGGATTGTAGCAAACTTAGGAACCACCGCATGATACATCAAATTA